TCAGAATTCGCTGGTATGATGCGCGGCATTGGAGAGATGCCGGAGTGGTCGAACGGGACGGATTCGAAATCCGTTGTACTGGCAACAGTACCTAGGGTTCAAATCCCTATCTCTCCGCCATACGCGAAGTAGCCGAAGCCCCCGAAAACGTTGATGTTTTCGGGGGCTTCGTCGTTTATGGCTTTGTTGTTAGGGCGTTTTTAGGGCAAGTTAGGCGCCCACCAGACCGCAATGGGCTGGTTTAGTCCGCTGTTTCGTAGATTTTGAATTGATTTGTGTCTATGTGATTTGATGGCGTTTTGTCACTATCCCTCCCGCATATCAACTGATTCCAGGAGGAACGTCATGCGACCTACGGCAACTGAAAAACTGATTTTGCAGATGCTCTGCGATATTCATAAGCGCCTTGAGATCGACGATAGCTACAATGCTGATCTGATCTCCAAAGCCATCGCCTCTGATGATTACTGGGTCTTGGATTGGGCCTACGACATTCGCGACCCTGGCGATGAAACCCCAGAGCACGTCAAACTCGTGGGTGATACGTTGGACATGTATAGCTTCCTGCGTGATTCCTTTGAAGAAATCGGCCCGGAAGGGAGGCAGGTTGTAGAGGCTACTGTCCAGAACGCAGCTGCGAAGATCGAATTCCCAGGGTTCGATGGCAACAACGAAACAGAGTATCGGACGGCTGCGCGCTTCCTTGTTGACGATCTGGAGCGCTTCCAAACGATGAAGGAGGTAGCTGGACGGAACTCCCATTCGCCCCAGGTTGCTGCGTACGCACGTATGATTGAGGTCTTTGACCCGATCCGCGTGACTCTGGTCGGGCACTTGATGAGTCCTGAAGAAATCGTAGAGGTGCTGCAGGCCCGGGTACATCCCGAGAACAGGTAAAAGACAGGCCCTTCGGGGCCTGTTTTTATTCAAACCCCATCATTTTTGTCACGATATCAGCCATGCTCTTCGTATCTTTTGAGATCCAACGGCCATAGTGCTTGCGCACCATGGTCGTGTCGCTGTGGCCGAGTTGGCGGGCGACCCACTCAATCGGAACGTAGCTCGACAGTGCTTGGCTCGCGAACGTGTGGCGTGCCTGGTTGGCGCCTCGATGGCGAATGCCTGCTTTCTCAAGGTGGGCGGTGAACCAGTTGCTCACGGTCTTGCCGCTCCAAAGCAGGCCGCTCGTGGAGCTGCGGAATAGGAAGCGGACCCGCTCATGCTTCTTCGTGATGTTGTCTCGCTGCACTACCGTGATGTGCGTGGGCTCAACATCCTTCGCTTCAGCCACGATCATGGTCAGCAGCTCCAAGGCCGGCGCGATCAGCTCCACCGTACGGATGCGCGAGCGCTCCTTCGGTACTTTGAATTCGCCTGCGACCAGAGCGCGTCGAATTGTCAGAGTGCCGGCCACCAGGTCGACGTCCTCAACGCTGGCCGCGATCAATTCTGACAGAGACAGCCCGGCCCAACAGTTGAAGACGATCATTCGGCTGTCTGCCATACGCTCAGGGTCGGTGGCGGCTATCCGCTCGATTTCGCTCCGGGTGAATGGGTCGGCGAATTCGCTGTCGCTGTCGGACTGGATATTCTCGATTCGCTCCAGGGGGTTGAGTTTGATGATCTCATCGCTGAACGCGTCCCCCCACACCCCCCGTATAATCGTGAAGACGTCATTTACAGTTTTCGGTTTGAGGCCATTAGTAAGTAGCTCAGCTTGGAATAATTCAAGCTCGCTCTTGGGGATGCTTGCGATCGTTCTACCTGTGAATTTCTTCCTAACGTGTTCGGACTTGCTCTTGTAGTTGATAAATGTACTGTGGGCCTTTTTGACCTTGGCAACTTCAAGCCATTGGGCTATCCCTTCCTCTACAGTCCTTTTCGCTGGCTCATTGGGAGGCTCTTGTCGAGCTTTGAGCCAAACAGAATCGGGGAAGTGTGCCGCATAGTCGAAGCGGTTTTCCTTGATCTCTGCAAGTATCGTTCTGCGTTTGTTGTCTGCATAGGCAATCGCGGCCTTGTTGATCTTGGCAACGTTACGTAGTGGCTCCCGGCGGCGTTCGCCTTCAAACATGAAGGCGATCCGCAGAAGATTGCCATTGATGTCGACGCCTTTCGGCAAGGCGTCGACACCTGGTGGAAGCTTCACACTCATGGCCGGCCGGCCATCCAGTTTTCGATTTCAACGCGGTTGTAAACAATGACATTGGCTGGATCAGTCCGCCATTGTTTCTCCTCCAGCCAGATTCCGCGATCGCGATATTTGCGAACGGCTTCGGTGCTAAGTCCAAAAATCGGGAACAGAAGTTCTTTTCGTATCCAGGTAGACGGCGTTATCAGAAGTTGCACCGTTTCACTTTGGTTGGCGGCTTCATGGATCGGCTTAATCTGTGGCTTGGCCATTTATCTAATCTCCAACTTACCGAATAGGGCGCAGGCGCTTGACCTGCTGGAGTTTCTTCGCGGCCACGTTGGCCATATAGGATTGCCACTCGACGTTCTTTCGCTGTTGCCGGATCTTGCTGCAGCGGGAATGGTTGCGAGTCGAGCGTGCCTGTCCGCAGATGTCGCACATCGCCGGCAGGTCAAGGTTGTGAGTGGCCATGCGCGGCCTAATGGCTTGCTGGATCATCGGCTGCCTCCTTGAGCGCCGCGCAGGGCGTCAGTCAACAAGCCCTCGAACTCGTCAACCGACAGCGGCTCCCAGCGGTCTTCGATTAGCTGATCGTGGTACCACTTGAGGCCTGAATAGCACACTCGCAAGCAGACGCCGTTAAGAATCACCAATGGCACCTGGCGCACAGATGCCGGGAGGAAGACGGGCGGGTGGTTCGCAGCAGATGCCTTCACGGCCAAGTTCTCCATGGCCAGCATCAGGGCGGCCGGAGTTACCCGGCGCTGCTCGGTTGCCCAGTCGTTTTGGCCTCGGGTGCGGCCCAGGGTATACGCTTGGTCCTGCAGCGCGGATGCGTCGTCTGGCCAGCCATAATCGGTCAGTTGCAAGAACTCGTTGTGCGATTTGGTGATCGCCGCCATGTCATTGGGGTGGATGGGAGATTTGATGTCGGGCTTGCAGCCCTCAGCTTTGTCGAGGCTGCGGCAGGGCGTGGCACCGGCGCCGGGTGCGGTGGGGGGCAGGAAGTTGCTGTCGGGCTTACAGCCCTCGGCGTTTATGTGTCGGTGGCGCTCGATCTCGGCGATCAAGCCCAACACCGTCGCGGGCGGTACTGCCGTGCCGTAGTCGTTCAGGGCTACGGCGTCATACTGGTTCGCCGCCGCAGCAGTGGCGAGTGCCTTCAGTTTGATGATGTCGATGGTCATGCCGTAGCCTTTCGGATGATGTTGAAACCAGCTGTCTGGCGGGTTTTGGAGCACTGGTCGTGATTGCCCTTTACGCGAGCCTTGCCGCAGATGTCGCAAATAAACGACATGGCGGGGCGAAGCATGTGCTGCATGCCCTTGCGGGTGCGGGTGGTCGGGGTATAGGTAGATGTGTCGATCACAGCGAATACCTCTCATGGACTCGGCGGGTGCTCGGACTCAAGGCCAGGGGCTCAAGGTTTGTGGCGCTGATTACGGTCGTTAACGTACTTGTCGCCGGGTGGCGGGCAGTACGGCTGCGCTGCAACTCGGCCAGTGCGGCGATTAGCGCCACGGCGAGCGAGAGGCTGATCAGCTGCCAGGTGCGTGTTGATTTACCCACGTTGGCGGCCCTCGTTGATCTGGCTGAGTACCTGCTTGCTGGCCAGCTCAAACAGCTCGTCGACGGAAACCGGCGTGACGGACTGCTCGAAGTTGCGCACAGCGTCAAACCGAGTGCGGTACAGCCCGGCCTGGCCGAGCCAAGCGGCGGCTTGATGTTCGGCGCTGGACTCGGACCGGTCGCGGGCCTTCTCATGCGCCACCAACTGGATCGCCTGATCGAAGCTCAGCACTCGACCGTTGAAGTACCAGGCGGGATTGTCCGCACTGGTCAGCACCAAGGTGTCCAGCAGTGGGACGGGTGCGCCTGCGGCCCAGTTATCGAGGATGTGACTCAAACCTAGGGCCTTGGCGATAGCCTGGGCATTGGTGGATTTGCCGCAGCCTACCGGGCCATGCACGATGCAGCTGCGTGGGGTTCGGGTAGTCATGCGGCCACCTCGCTGTCAGTAGTTGAGGTCGCGGGATCGCGCAGCTCGTTGCGTACCCGGCCGGCCAGCTCGCGCAGGCTTCGACCCTGGTGTTCGGTGCGTGCTACCCAGGCTTCTGCGCCCTTGAGTTGCTTCCAGGTGCGGCCGGCTGTCTCCAGCGTTTCGCATGCACTGATGAGCGCCTGGTAATCGGCTTTGCTCACTGCGAGGCCGGTATAAGACATGATCCGTTCTTCGAGTTCGGCGATGGTTTCGCGTCGGGCTTCCATGTGGGCAGTGAAAGCTTTCCGGGCCGTGTCCAGCTCGGCCTGCTTGTCGGCCAGATCCCGTTCGAACTGGCGGACGCGCTGGGAGTGGGCGGCTTCCTTTACTTCCTGACCTTCCATGAAGCCCAAGGCATGCGCTCGGCGGCGGGCGGTGGCGAATAGGAAAGGCAGAACCACTAGGGTGGCCAGCCAAAGGATGCCCAGGGCGAGAACTTGTTGATGCGGTTGCATGTGCTGTGCTCCGAAAGAGCCTGCCGCCGTAAGTGTGAGAGTCGGCGGCAGGCTTGATGCCCCTGATGGCCGGGGTCGCCTGGTTCAAACAGATTTGGTAGTGCGTTCGGCTTGGCGGTCGAGGTATTCCGCGAGGTTGTGCAGGTAGATCACGTGCTGCGCCTTCTTCGAGCTTTCAATCTTGCTCAGCTGAAGATCGATACGGCCTTTGCTGATCAGCTCTTTAAACCAACGATCTGAGCCGATGTGGGGGAAGTAGCGCTCCCTGACTTCGGTTAGCGTTGGGCAAGGTGTGGTCCACTCGCGGCGTAGTTGTTCCAGTGTGCTCATGCGCGCTCCCCGAGCCCTTCAGGGCCGGGCTGGAGCTTCGCGCGTACGGCAGCAGCTAGGTGCTCTTTGTTGGCTCCGGTGACAGCGGCGCAAATGTCACCCAGGTCGTTGGTCACGACCGCGCCTAGAGGGAGGTTACGGTTGACAGTGGTGATGACGTAGGCGATCTGGCCGATCTGAAGAACCTCTTCGACGCTAGCCTGTGCCTCTACAAGCGCGAGCGCTTCTTCGGACTGGGCTCCGGAGTCAGCGCGGCCGTTCGCGAGGTCTTGCAGAAAATCCCGCAAGGATTGGCACTTGGTCGAAAGCGCGCGTGGAAGGCTCAGGCTGCTGCGCAGTGGCCCCAGAGTCACCTTGATACGGTGGTATGTTGCGTCGTTTTCAATCTCGACCTTCGCGTCGACCGATGCCTCCGGCCGCTGCATTTTGCAGATTGCTGTACCGCCTTTATCCATGGTGCTCTGCAGCAACATGATTTGGTGAAGTGGTATCTGGAACTCGCTCATGCTGAACCTCGAGAGCAAGGTACGGCGTGGGCTTTGCCATCCAAGGTGACGACCAGCTGCAAGCCGGTGTTGCGTTGGAATGCTTGGATTTTCGCAAGGCTGTTGCAGGCCGTCGGGTGTATGAGGACCGCTGCCGATCCGATGTGCTGTGTTGATTTCATTCGTCCGTGTCCTTGATGTGAGAGAGGGGCACGGCGCTGAAATTAGCAAAGGCTAATCGAATGAGCAATAGCAAATGCTAAATCATCAAGGCACGGCTGCGCTCCGGCAGATGGCCGGTAGTGCGCAACCTAGGGGCGTTAGAGCTTTTTCGCGTTCCAGGCCAGCAAAACGCGGGCTTGGATGTGCATCCGCTCGATCATCGACTCGTCGATGGTTATTGGCGGATATATGGGGTTATCAGAGATCATGCGTAACAGCCCGCCAGTTAAGCGCTGCAGGCGTTTGATGTAGAGATCGCCGTCTAGGGTGAAGACATAGATTGCGTCTGTTCTGACCTCGGAAATGCCGCGATCCACAAGTAGCGCGTCGCCGTCGGCGAACGTTCCAGACATGCTGTCCCCATCGCCTGTGATGATCGCTAAATTTTCGACTGTCGAGAAGGTTAGCCCCTGCATTTTGAGCCAGTCGAGGTGAACCGTCATATCGCGGATGACTTCAATGTGCATGTCCGGGGCTGCCTTGCCATGCCCCATTGATGCCGCGATGTCCAGATGCGGAATCAGCACGAAGTTCTTGTCCTTAGACGCCCGAGTAGGCAGGCGAACAACGTTAGTTCGGGCGGTGGTGGACTCCTCCCCTGGAGGGGATGTCAGCGTCCCTGCTGCAAGTCCGATCTTGAGTTCTAGATTCAGTGCAGCCTTTTCCCCCAGCTTGCGGTGGCCGTTCAGCAGCTGCGACAAATAAGACGCGTCTAGGTCGTGAGCCTCGGCGAATTCCTTCTGGCTCAGGGTGCCCATGATCGTACGTAGGGAGGCTATGCGCTTTTCGTTGATGTCCATGTGGTGATGATTGCTTTCCGTTAGCAAACAGTAAATTACGAGTTGCTATTGCCTTGATAATTAGCAATTGCTAATCTGCTCACCAATGGAGGTGTCTATGACGCTAAGCGAGTACTTGAAGACGATGGACAAGGATGGGCTTGAAGCTCTCGCGCGCTGTTGCGGAACCTCGGTAGGCCAGTTGAAGCAAGTGGCATACGGAAACCGGCGCGCTAGTGCAGGACTGGCTGTAAGTCTGGATCGGGAAACGGGAGGGGAGATTCGCTGCGAATCGCTTCGACCGGACATCGACTGGGCATATCTACGGCGAGGACAAGAGTAAGAACGCTGAGCCAGGACTCTCACCTCCCGGCCCAGCTATGACAGAGCAAAGCACCATCATTCCCGTCATCCGGCTCCCTCTCACCACAAGAATGGCCGGATGACTCCAACCGCAAGTCGTGCTCCACAGCACGCAAAGCACAACATACCGGTCGTGGTCTTAGGATAGGGCTTGCCCGCTCCCATGGCCACACCGTTAATCGAGGTTTAACGGTTATGAGTCGCATGGACACCTTGCCGGACAGCGGTCCGGCCCTTTCTCTCCGGCACGCGCTCTACCGCGCTGGTCGCGAATACAAGGGTGGTCTCACCACCCTGGCCTTCAACATGGGTATGGATTTCGATGCCCTACAGAAAAAGCTGAAACACGATGAAGAGCGCCGCTGGCTCAATCCTGACGAGCTGGAAGAGGTGCTGCAGTGGACCGCTGACCGTCGTGTCCTCGACGCCTTGGGCCGGGCGGCTGGCGTTGTTTGGTACCGCCCTGCGCCGGTCCCCGCAACCAATGAGCAGTTGAAAGCAGTCGGCTTGTTGCTGAAGGAAGCGGCTGAGTTCGTGAGCAGTATGCACGAGGGCGCTGCCGACAATGTGTGGGAGCTGCACGAGGTGCAGAAGCTGGAAGCATGCGGGCTGGATGTGATCCGTCAGGTGCTGGCCATCACATCGGGTGCACGCCAAGCCATGGAGGACCGGGGCAATGGCTGATGCAGTCGACTTCGCGAATGATCAAGCTGAATATTTTCTCCAACTGTCGCTGCAGCGCCTTGCGCGGCTGCCTGACAGGCCTTCCGCGCAGAGCTGCGAGGACTGCGATGAACCCATTCCTGAGGCCCGTCAGCTCTCCGTCGCTGGTTGCGTGACCTGCATCGACTGCCAGGATCTGCGGGAGCGTCGTCGATGAGCGAGCGCCCAGTAGCAACCACGGCCGTATGGGCGCGCCGTTACATTGAGACTTTCGGTCTCGCCCTGGTGCCCATTGAACCGGGCGAAAAAGGCCCGAAAGGTAAGGCTTGGAATACGCCTGGTGGCTATATCACCGACGCAGACGCGGCAGAGGCGTTCTGGCTGGAGCATCCCGATCACAACCTTGGGGTTGTGCTCGGGCCAAGTCGTGTCTGTTCGCTTGACGTCGATGACGTCGAGTTTTGCCGGGTCGCTTTGCGTGAAGCCTTCGGGCTGGATCTCGACTCGATCGCGGCCGCTCACCCGACCACGGTAGGCAACCCGGCGCGCTTCCGTGTCTTGTTCCGCGTTCCAGATGGGGTTGAGCTGAGCCGGCGTTCATTGGCTTGGCCCAACCAGGCCGACCCGGATGGTTCGATCCTGAAAGCGCTCACCACTCAAATGGTTGCGGAGAAAGAGGCTGGAGACGAGATCCGCGAAGCAGCGCTCAAGGTGGCTGCAGAGCGATTTAAGAAGATCACCGTGTTCGAGCTGCGCGGTGGTGCTGTTCAAGATGTGCTGCCACCTTCTATTCACCCTGGTACTGGGCAGCCGTACACCTGGCGCATTCCGCCTTCTGCAGAAGGGCTGCCTGAGTTGCCTGCTGAACTGCTGAAACTCTGGCAGGAATGGGATCAGATGAAGCCTAAGGCGCTGGCTGCTTGCCCGTGGGCTCCTAAGCCCGCGGCCGTCGCTTCCCTGCCAGCAGCTCGTACCCGTCCGGTCGGCGTGCCATCAGGTAATGCGCTGCCGGATGTAATCCCTGAATTCAACCGGACCTGCGACATTGCCTCTTTGATCGAGTCGCATGGCTACAAGCGCATCGGAGGCAAGTGGCTGTGCCCACACAGCAGCAGCGGTGACCCTGGGGTGACGATCAGCGAGGGCAAGCTGTATTCGCACCACAGCTCTGATCCGCTAGCCAATGGTCACAAGAATGATGCCTTTGATGTTTATTGCATTCTGGTGCACGACGGTAATCAGCGCGATGCCACCAAAGCAGCGGCGCGAATGCTTGGCCTGGACGCTAAATCTAGGCCCCCGGCACCTCCACCCATCGGTGAGCTTCCCCGCACCCCTTCGGCAAATGAGCCGGTGGGTGGTCCTGATGATGGGCAGGGGAGTGAGGTTGTGCATCACCACATGTCGGTGGAGGAAAGCGACGCCGGCACGGCCTCCTCCTCGGCCTCCGGGGGGGAGGGGGGTGATGGTCTTGTGTTGAAAAGTGCGATGCGGCGCTTTGCCTTGGTCGAGGGCTCCACCAACGTATGGGATCTCGACAAAGGCCAGTCGATGAAGCGTGCTGGGTTCGAGGCGCTGGTAGGCAAGCCTCTCGCCAAACAGTGGATGGAGCGAACAGACAAAAAGCTCATGTCGCTCGACCAAGTGAAAGAGCTGGAGCAGGTCAAAAGGCTGGCGGCTAAGAAGGGCGGTGCCCTGAAGCTAGATCCCATTGAGCGGTACGTCTATATCGATGGCACCAAGGATGTTTGGGATCGGGAAAAGAAGCGCCGTATCCCTGAAGGCGCGGTCAAGATGGCCTTGGGTGACGAATACAAATGGTGGCTGAACAGCCAGGATCGGCGTGTTGTCGACGTGGATCACATTGTGTTCGATCCGACCATGACCAAAGACCCTGCCGTCTATATCAACACGTTCGAGGGTTTGCCGCTCGAGCCCGTGCGCGATGACGCGGCCTGCGAGAATCTGCGCTGGCTGATCTCATTTCTGTGCAACCACGACGTAGAGGCCCTGGATTGGCTGGTCAAGTGGCTAGCTTACCCGCTGCAGCACATGGGCGCGAAGATGGACACGGCGATCCTGTTCCACTCAACCATGGAAGGCTCCGGCAAAAGCCTCATGTTTGCGGATGTCATGGGTGAGCTGTATGGCCAGTACGGCGCGACAGTGGGGCAGGCCCAGTTGGAAGGCAGCTTCAACGCCTGGCAGAGCCGCAAGCTCTGGGCGGTGTTTGAGGAGGTTGTCAGCCGCGACCAGCGTTACAACCAGGTGGGCAAGATCAAGCACATGATCACCGGCAAGACGGTGCGCATGGAGTCGAAGTTCATCAACGGCTGGGAAGAGGCCAACCACATGAACTCCGCGTTCCTGAGCAACGAGATCATGCCGTGGCCTATCAGCGAAGACGATCGCCGGATGTTGGTGATGTGGCCGCTTGAGACTTTACCGCCGGAGCGTCAGAAGGCAATCAGCCGGGAACTGGCGAACGGGGGCGTTGCTGCCTTGTACGGCTGGCTGCTCGCGGTCGACCTGGGCGAATTTAACCAGCGCACGCGCCCGCCTAAGACAGAGGCACGGCAGCGCTTGGTCGAACTGAGCCGCACTGCTTGGCAGACATTCTTCTATCTCTGGCGTGCCGGTGAGCTTGGGCACGGCCTTTGGGGCTGCGCGCTGACAAGTGATGTCTACGCCATGTTCGCCGAGTGGTGTTCGCACAACCGGGAGAGCGTGATGAGCCAGACGAAGTTCTCGCTGATGCTCAGCGCGAAGGTGGAAAAGACCCGAGCGATCCCCTGGACCGATGGCAGTAACCGCCGATTCGCGGCGTTTTTCTTCCCCAATGATGGCGATCCTTCCCTGCCCCCATCCATGAAGTCGGCCGAGCTGGGCAAGAACGTCGTCGAGTGGCGCGCCCGGGCGAAGCTAGCTGGGTGGAACGTTGATGGCTGGGATCACGTGAAGAGGGTGCTTGCGGCATGACTACCTCTATTTGTGTGTTGGGTGTGTTGGGTTTGTGTCGGGCTGGTTTGGTCTACCCAACACAACCGGAGTGCCCGAAGTCATTGGTCTGCAAGGGGAGTGTGTTGGGTGTGTTGGGTTTGGCTTCGCGCACGCGTGTGCGCGCGATTTTTTGCACTGCCATCAGGCAAAGAAAAAATCTCTATGCGAGAACAAATAAACCCAACAAACCCAACACACTCAACACATATTCATCTAATCAACTGATTTTATTGATTTTTTTGTGTGTTGGGTCTGTGTCGGGTTGTGTAAATGTGTGTTGGGTGCTGATTTTGGAGGTGTCGCGATGACCATGGACAAGGAAATGGGGCTCCTGATGCATGTCACGCAGCACCAAGTCGATATGGCGGAGCTTATTGATCCTGCCGAGCGTCTGCGTCTGGTTGGTGAGCTGATGCGCCATTGGGGTGAACAGCGCCGACTGGTTGGCTTGAAAGCCAGTCTTGGGAGCCAGATGGGGACGATCATGGAATGGAAGGGGGCAGCGCCTCGCGGTGGCGTATCGGGTCATCGCATTCTGGTTGCCGGGGCTGGCCTGGATCACTCGGCGGCAGAAGTTGATGCTGCTGTGGTGCAGTTGGGGCGCCGCGACAAGCGGGGGGAAACGTTGGCCAAGCTGGCGGAGATGCGTTACTTCCTGGGCTTCACTATCCGGGAACAAATGAGGGGGGTTGGGTTGGCGGAGGATGCTGATCGCACCTATCGCAACTGGGTCAAAGCCCTGCATTCTCAGGTGTTTGCGATCCTGGCGGCGAGAACTGGCCGCGCGCGACAACATACCGTTCGTCGGGTTGAAATGCGACTTGCGTGCAGCATTAAACCAACATGAACGCTACATTGTGACGTACCGAAAATTACCCCTTTTCGGTTTTTCCGATCAGGGGTACAAAGTCGTCACGATATGAAAAGTGCGCTTAGGCGCTAACCCCACAAGCACTGTGCTGTGCAACTCGCCCCGATCTGTCGGTGCATTGAGAACCCTGCCAACTGGCGGGGTTTTCTTTTTCCGGCGCCGTGCCTTTGCCAATGAGGCCTGCATGAACAGCGAGCAACAAGCATTAGTAGAGATGCCGATCTGGATGGTGATCATTCTGTCCCTGGTCGGCGGTGTGTCCGGTGAGATGTGGCGGGCAGATAAGGCAGGTGTCCGCGGCTGGGCGCTGGTTCGCCGCATCGTGCTGCGTTCTGGTGCCTGTATCGTCTGCGGGTTGTCGACCATCATGTTGCTTTATTCGATGGGCGCATCGCTGTGGTTCTCTGCTGCGTTTGGCTGCCTTACCGCGATGGCGGGTGCGGACGTGGCGATCAGCTTGTATGAGCGGTGGGCGGCCAAGCGTCTCGGCGTGTGTGACGTCCCGCCGGCCAGCCATGAAGGCTGATGATCGCCGGGGCAACAGTGCCTCGCGCGGTTATGGTCACCGCTGGCGTCAGTCGCGTGATGCGTTCCTGGCGGACAACCCATTCTGCAGCATGTGCTCGACGGATCGCCGCCCGGTGGCCGGCACTGTTGTAGACCACAAGATCGCCCCGCGCTTGGGCGAAGCCAAGGCGAGCGCTGATCCCGAGCAGATCAAGGCAGCGTGGAAGTTGTTCTGGGATCAGGGCAACTGGCAGTCGCTCTGCAAGTTGTGTCACGACTCGGTGAAGCAGCGGCTGGAGCGCAGCGGACGAATCGCCGGGTGCAACGCCTCGGGCGTGCCGCTCGACCCGAACCACCATTGGAACCGCCGATAGGCCTCGCCCGCGCGGGCGACCCTCGGCTGCCCCGCAGACCCCGAAATATCGGCATTTGCCGGGGTAGGGGGGGTGAAAAACTCTCGGCGGATCCGCTTATTGACCGCTCGCCCCTCTCTCTGTGCAAAACCGGGAAAAATGAGGGAGGGGGGGTATCAGACAGGGAGGTTTCCCATGGCAGGAAACGGTAACTCGGGGCGGCCAAGTTTGCCACCCTCGCTGCATGTACTCAACGGTAATCGTAGCAAGCGCCCGGTGGCTGACTTGATGAGCGATGTTCAGAATCCGGCGGTGCCAGTGGTCGCCCCGCCGGTGCCAGACTTCCTCACTCCCGACGCCGTTACCGAATGGCATCGCGCCGTCGAGGCGCTGACCGCGCTGGGCTGGATATCCACGCTCGACACCATGGCGCTCGCCACTTACTGCCAGGCCTTTGCGGACTGGCAGCGCTTCCAGCGGATGCTCATCGAGCGAAACACTAATTCGCTCGATGGCTTGGGCGGCGAAGTACAGACCTTCAAGACCGGTGCGCAGCAAACCAGCGTGCTGCGGCAACTGGCCAACGACGCCGAGAAGCGTGCCAACGCTGCTGCGGCTCAATTCGGGATGTCCCCTTTGGCGCGCCGGAACATGAGAGCCGCGCCGGCGGCGCAAGGAGACCTCTTCCCAAATGCCGAACGAGACGCTGCCGCAAGTTATTTCAGCTGACTGCCGAGTAAAGGCTTTCGCTGACCAAGTGCTCGCCCGAGCGATCGTTGCGGGACCGGATGTTCGGAATGCTGCCCGCCGTCATCTGTTTGACCTGGAAGCCGGCCATGAGCGAGGGCTGATCTGGAACGCAGACGCGGCCCAGCGCGCAATCGGATTTTTCGAAGACGTGCTGTGCTTGAACGGCGGCGACTTCGAGGGGCTTCCGTTCCGCTTGGCGCCTTGGCAGGCATTTGTGGTTGGCAGCCTGTTCGGGTGGTACACCGACGATGGATATCGCCGGTTCCGTCAGGCCTACATCGAGACTGGCAAGGGCTCTGGCAAGTCGCCCCTTGTCGGCGGAATCGGCCTGTACGGACTGGTTGCAGATGGCGAGCAGCGAGCCGAGGTATATGCCGCTGCCACCAAGAAGGACCAGGCGCAGATCCTGTTTCGCGATGCGGTGAGCATGGTCAACATGTCGCCACACCTGATCCAGCGACTGGTGCAGTCGGGGCGAGATGAGAAGGTGTGGAACCTGTTCTACCCGAGGACTAACAGTTTCTTTCGGCCCATCAGTTCCGACGAAGGCCAGTCCGGCCCCCGGCCTCATATCGCCCTGATCGATGAACTACATGAGCACAAAACTCCCAGCGCCGTGAACATGATGCGCGCTGGCACCAAGTTTCGGCGCCGCGCACTTATCGTGATGATCACCAACAGCGGCTCCGATAAGACCTCGGTTTGCGGTCAATACCATGACCTAGGCGTGAGGATCTGTGAGGGCAAGGATCAGAACGACGCGTTTTTTGCCTTCATCTGCTCATTGGATGAGGGGGATGATCCTTTCGAAAGCGAGGCCTGCTGGGCAAAGGTCAACCCATCGCTGGACTTCATCCTGGAAGAGCAGACCGATGGCATTCCAGGTCGCAAGTACCTGCGCGAGCAGGTACTGGAAGCCAAGGGGTTGCCGGCGAAAGAGGCCGTCGTGCGCCGGCTGAACTTCTGCGAATGGACCCAGGCGGACTCGCCATGGTTGTCCTGGGACATCTGGCGTCAGGCGGCGGATCGCGCACCTATGCGGCTGCTGCGCGACCGACCATGTGTTGGTGGGCTGGATCTGTCTAGCACCACTGACCTCACAGCCTTTGTACTGGTGTTCAGTCCTGTCGAGCACGATCCGCACTGGCGGTGTCTGTCGTACTTCTGGATACCGGACGACGACATATCGGGACGTGAGAAACGTGACCGTGTGCCGTATCTGCAATGGATCAAAGAAAAGCACCTGGAGACAACGCCGGGCCGGGCTATCAGCAAGCTGCATGTCCTGCGGCGCCTGCAAACCATCTGCGCGTACTTCGATGTTCGGCGGATCGCCTATGACCGTTGGCGTGTGGAAGACCTCCTGCAGTTGATGAACGAGCACAGTATTGAACTGCCGCCGCTGGAGAAATTCGGCCAGGGGTTCCAGTCCATGGGGCCTGCAGTCGATGAGTTCGAACGCCGCTTGTTGGGCCAGCGGCCCGAACAGCAGGCGGTGATCGATCTTGACGAAGCTGACTTTGAGGTCGTCGCCGAGGTTTTTGAGGCCGACCAGTTGGTCGAAACGTTCCTGCATGACGACAACCCGGTGTTGACCTGGTGCGCAGGTAACGCGGTGACCGTCTCCGATCCAGCAAACAACCGCAAGGTCGACAAGACCAAATCCATTGGCCGCATTGACGGCATTGTCGCGGCCGTTATGGCAGTTGGCATCAGCGGCGACATTGCATCTGTCTCTGGCAAGTCAGTCTATGACGAAGGGGTAGGAATATGAGGTTGGACATTCTGTCCTGGGTGGCTGGGCTGCTCGGGTTCGCGTTGCTGGTAGCGGGTATGTGGCAGATCTACCAACCGGCAGCATTCATTGTGGCCGGTGTGGGGCTGCTGGTTTGGGCCAAGCTGGCCGACCAAGCGGCGGGAGTACTTGAGCGGGGAGGTGGCTGATCATGTTCTTTTCCAGCCTGCGTGCCTCTGGTGCTGGCACGCTGACCAATCCCGACAGCGGCTTTTGGCGGGGGCTGCTCGGTGGTGGCGGTAACTCTGCGGGTGTGGCCGTTACACCTGAGTCGGCGCTGGGGCTGCCTATCCTGCAAAACTGCGTCACGCTGCTCGCCGAGACGGTGGCGCAGCTACCGCTTGAGATGTACCACCGCAAGGGTGAAGGTCAGCGGGAGCCGGCCATCCACCACCCGCTGTACGACGTGCTGCGCTATCAGCCGAACCCATTCCAGACACCGTTTGAATATCTGGAGCGTCACCAAGGCGCTGCTGGGTTGCGTGGCAACGCCTACAGCTTCATTGATCGCCGGGAGGACGGCAACGTTACGGCGCTGTGGTCGCTCAAAAATGACCAGGTGCAAGTGCTCAAGGGCTCCGATCTGCTGCCGTGCTACCAGGTTGCAGGTGGCGAGCCGCTGCCGATGCGTATGATTCACCATGTCCGCTGGTTCGGGACCAACCCCTACGTGGGGATGTCCCCCCTTGAGCTGCACGCTGAATCAGTTGGCCTGGCCCAGGCGGTCAGGAAGTACACCGGCAAGAGCTTCGCCAACGGAGTGGCGGTGTCGGGTGTAATCGAGCGGCCCCGTGAGGCGCCGGCGATCAAGGACCAAGGCATCATCGACCGAATCGTCGGGCAATGGGGCGAGAAGTTCGGCGGCATGGACAACGCTAAGAAGGTCGCGCTATTGCAAGAGGGTATGACCTTCAAGCCAGTATCCATGACCAACGTGGATGCGGAGATCGTCGGGATCATGAAGGTGACGGGAGTCGACGTCGCCCGGATTTACAAGATCCCTCTGCCCATGGTCAACGATCTGGATAAGTCCAACTACAACACGCTTGAGCAGCTGATGATTCAGTTTGTGATGTTCGCGCTGTTGCCGTGGGTCAAGCGCCATGAGCAGGCGATGATGCGGGACTTCTTGCTGCCGAAGGATCGGCGGGACTACTTCATTGAGTTCAACCTCTCCGGCCTGCTGCGCGGCGACCAGAAGAGCCGCTACGAGTCGTACGCCATTGGCCGCCAGTGGGGCTGGCTGAGCGTGAATGACATCCGGCGTCTGGAGAACATGCCGCCAGTGAAGGGGGGAGACATCTACCTCCAGCCTTTGAACATGGTCGATGCCGGAAAGAAACCCGACCTAACCAACCCGACCGTGCGTGCACAGCTTGAAATGCAGCAGGCCGAGATCACAAGGATGCTTGCCCAATGACACGCCAATACATGCGGGCCTCCAGCCTGCTCTTTAACCAGCCTCTGCTGGTCACCCCCGAAATGCTCGATCAGGGCGTGCGCTGGGCTAACCAGGCAATGAACTTGAACATCGTCAACCTCGGCGCCGGCTCGGCCCAAATGTGGAAGGATGATGACCCGATAGATCGGATCGCCTTGGCTGATGAGCAGCGTCGTAGCGCGATTGCGCAAAGCGGGATCGAAGTCATTCAGGTCAGCGGGCTGCTGGTCAGCCGCGGCAGTCACGTCAACATGTGCGAGACGATGACCAGTTACGAATCGCTGCGCGCCCAGCTCCAGCGTGCTGTAGCCGATCCCATGGTCGAACGCATCGTGCTGGACATCGACAGCCCGGGCGGCGCAGCAGTGGGTGCGTTCGAGTTGGCGGAGGACATCCGCGCCATGACCGAGCAGAAGCCGATAACTGGCCTGGTCAACTTCATGGCCTACAGCGGTGGCTACTTGTTGGGTTCTGCTTGCAGCGAGCTGGTGGTGAGCCGTACCAGCGGTGTCGGCTCCATCGGGGTCATCGCCAGTCACCTGGACCGTTCAAAGGCTCAGGAAAACGCCGGCGTAAAGGTCACCACGGTGTTCGCAGGTGCGCACAAGAATGACCTCTCGCCGCATGAGCCGATCACTGAGCAGTCGCTCGCGTTCCTCAATGACCTGGTGCAGGAGAGCTACCAGATGTTCGTGAATGCAGTCGCAGACTTCCGTGGTCTGCCCGTGGCCAAGGTCATTGCTACCGAGGCTGGGCTGTATCGCGGGCAAGGAGCGATCGATGTGGGTTTGGCGGATCGCCTGCAGAGCCCGCAATACGCAGTAGATGAGCTGTCCCGCGCAGTTGCGCAGAACCGAGCCAATCGCCAGTCGGCGCGCGTGAGCGTGCGGGCTTCGGCTTTGGCGATGCAAGCAATGATCTGACCGCGCTAGCGGTTGCAGTTAACCCGCCGAGTGCGGGTTTTTTTATGCCCAGGAGGCAGCATGTCCCAAGTTCTTCAAATGCGTAATGAGCGTGCCGGGCTGATCACCCGGGTGCAGGCCTTGGCCAAGATCGAGGCCGATGGTGCCAGCTTGAGCGCAGAGCAGCTGGAGCAGTTCACCAGCCTCGAAGCGCAGATTACCGCTCTGACCGCGAAAATCAGCCGTGCCGAAGCTGCAGAGCGGCTGGCCGCTTCTGGTGCGGTACCCGTCACCGAGTCGGCACAAGGTAACAACAGTCCGCCTGGCGGCACGATCTCTGGTCCGTTCACCGAGAAGCCGAAGCCTGGTACCCAGATGGCGCAAATGGCCCGCCTGCTGGGGGCTGCGCAGGGCAATCAGCAGTTGGCAGCCCAGATGGCGCAGCAGGGTGGTTACTCGCCTGATGTGGCAATGGCGCTGAACGTTGTGACACCAGGCGCTGGCGGGGTACTGGTGCCGCAGAACTTCGCCGCGGACATCATCGAGTCGCTGCGTCCGGTATCGATCGTTCGCAAGATGGGGGTCACCAGCCTGCCGTTGAACAACGGCAACCTGACTATGCCGCGAATCACCGGCAACACCGTGGTGACTTACATCGGTAGCGATACCGATATCCCGATCACCGGGATGACCTTCGCGGATACCAAGCTGACCGCGAAGACTGCGGCCGCGATCGTGCCGATCTCCAACGACCTGCTGGCGATGAGCGGCGTCAACCCACGCGTCGATAGCATCGTTGCGAACGACCTGACCGTGAGCATGGGTCTTTCCGAGGATCTTCACTTTATTCGTGCCGACGGTTCGGGAGTGCTCCCTAAAGGCCTGCGCCACTGGGCTCCAGCCTTCAACGTTCTGCCAGCCCCGCTCTTGGCCGGCATTACGCTGGAAAAGATTGACCTGTTCCTGGGCGGCATGATGCTGCGCCTCGAAACGGCGAACGTGATGATGAAGTCGTGCGGTTGGTTGATGGCTCCGCGTGTCCTGCGCTGGCTGCAATCGCTGCGTGATGGCAACGGCAACAAGGCCTACCCCGAGATTGATCAGGGCATGCTGAAAGGCTACCCAGTCGGTCTGAGCAACCAGATCCCGGTCAACCTGGGCGCTGACGGCGATGAAACCGAGATCTACTTCGTGAACTTCGCCGACTGCATGATTGGCGAGGACATGAACCTGACCCTGGCATTCAGCAACGAGGCTTCCTACAAGGACGGCGAGGGCAACATGGTCAGCTCGTTCCAGCGCAACCAGACGTTGATCCGCGTGATTGCCAAGCACGACTTCGGTCCTCGCCACGTGGAAAGCATCGTGGTGGCCACAGCCGTCAAGTGGGGCGCCGGCATGTAAACCCTGGCCCCTGCATGGGCTGGGGCCGTTTTTTGAGGATGTGCTGATGGCACGAGTAATTGTGAAGTTCACCGGATCTTGGCGTGGTTACAGCAAGGGTGAGGTTGCCGGCTTCGAAGAAGATGTGGCGCAGTCGCTTATCGATGGCGAGCGCGCTGAGCTGGTCGACGCGAAAAAGGCCAAAGCTGCCTCCAAGCCGAAGACACCGGTCGGTAAGGCGGGTGGCGGCGAAGGGCAGCCCGGCCCGGCCGCTACAGATCCAAATGCCGGTGGTGGTGCCGGCGGTGAGCCTGGTCCCGACGACGCCAATTCTGATGGCGGCGACGATGACGACAAGCCCTGATCGTGGCGCGTCGCATCGCCTACACGGGGGCGCCCGTGCTGACGCTGGAGCAGATCGCGTTTCAATGCCGGGCTGAGCCCGAGGATCTGCAGCCAGAACTGATCAACGACATCATCATCCCTGGCGTGACGAGCCAGGGAGAGTCAAGGGCGGGGGCTGGTATCCGTGAAGCACAGTACGAAGAGGATTGGCCGACGTCGTATCCGTCGGGCCATGCGCTGGATGTTGGCCAGGTGGTCGCAATCGAATCCGTCTTGGTCCTGGGTGAATCGAGCGTAGGGGAACCCTACGCCGGGGCCGTGGAGCTTCGCCAGGGTGGCAAGGAAAGCTACCTGGAGTTCCCAGGCGGTCGTCCAGCAGGGCGCTTGCGGATTCGCTACCGCGCTGGCGTCGATCTGGAGGCGTACCCTGGGGTGCGCAGTTGGCTGCTCATGGCTGCGGAGACCGCCTTTACGCACCGCGGAATGCTGGTGGTGGGGCAGGCGCTCACTGAGTTGCCCAGCTCTTTCCTTGACCACCTGCTAGCGGATATCACAGTCCCTCCGAGGTTCTAGCCATGGCGATCAGGGAGCCCGCTTCGGGCGAGCTTAATCGCCGGGTATTGATCAGGTTGCGCACTGATCGCCCTGCTGGTGAGGCTGGAGTTGATTCCGCGTTCTCCGGTGAAGTTTGGCGCTGGGCGAAGATCGAGCCGGTAGGTACCGCCGTGTTTGTCGGTGGGATTCAGACCGACATTAGGGTCACCCACCGCATCACCTTTCGCATGCTCGAAGGTATGACCGAGGATCATGAGGTAGTGCATGGCCGCAAGGTCTACCGCGCCAAGCGTGTGGCAGACCTCAATGGTTCTGGCCGTTTCACGATGCTTGAGGTGGAGCTGCTTGGAGCGATCGTATCGGGCGGAGGTATCTATGTCTAACAGCGCATCAATCGAAACGTACGTGCACTTCGACGGCTTCGACAATTTCGGGCGGGATGCCTTTAACATGTCGAAGGTCCGGGCGACGATGCGTAAAGTCGGACGCCTGGTGGCCCAGCGGGCGCAGATGAACCTGGCGCTTGGAAAGGAGCAGGATGGGTACCCGGTCAATCGAACAGGTGCAACGCTTGAGTCGATCGGCTTCAAGGTGTCCCGAGCTGGCTTTCTGGTGCGAGTCGCACCACGTAAAACCAGTGCGATGAGAGAGTTTTACCCGGCTTACCTGCATTACGGGGTCAAGCAGGGTCGACGGCTAGGGAAGCTGGCGCCGGGTGAGGGTAGGGGGAAGGCGAACCGACGACGCAAGGGCGAGCGTGCGCTTGCGCTGGCGGCTCGGCGCTCGCTTGGTTGGCGCATTACCCCTCGCGGTAACTACATGGTCGACGCCCTGGAGGACTCCAAGTCGCAGGTCCAGGCCATCCTCGCAGCCGGTTTTGCCGCTGCACTGAAGTAACCCCACTCGGTACCCAAAATGAAACTGTCAGCAATCGTCGCGCATATGCGTGCGTACTGCCCTGCCTTCAGCGGGCGCATTGCGGCCGGGATCGATTGGGAGGCTGTAGCCAGCAGTTCAAAGCTGCAGCACCCGTCGGCCTACGTGATCGCA